GGGCGCGGCTCCTGGGCCTTCTCGCAGTACCGGCGCCCCGACCCGCTGTCGAAGGATGTCCACTTCTCGCCCGGTGGCATGACGCTGGCCGAAGCGCGCAAGTGGTTCGTCGCCCGGCTGCGCGCGACGGGCGTCGAGGGCGAGCACGTGATCTACATCCTGCCCTGACGCGGGTTCGAAGATGATCGGGCGCCGCCGCACAACGCAATCGAATGACGCTCGCTTCGGCTTGGCTCACGCGGGTGCCAGCGCGAATGGTCGTCGCGTGACGACGATGGAGATGACGATGACCCGGACCGAGAAGCAGGAAGCCCGCGAAGCCGCGAACCAGCAGCGGAGCCTGGAGGCCTTCATGGCCGCGAAGGCGGAGTTCGATGCCCTGGTGGCCGAGTTGCAGGCCATGAGCGCGGACCACTTCGGCGCCGACCCCGAGACGGCGGTCTGGGAGCACGCCGAGATGCTGAAGGACTGGAACGCGCGCCTGCGCGACATGACCGACGCCTACCACCGCCGCGGCGAGTACGCGCAGTGAGCAGGGAGACGACGATGAACGCGACCTACACGATCGAGTTGCAGCGCACGCGCGACGGCTGGGTGTGGGGGATCGACCAGGAGGTCGACCGCGGTCCGGCCGCGGGTATCCCGAGCCGCTACGAGGACGGCGAGACGGCCTTTCCCACCGCCGCCGAGGCCGCTGCCGACGCGGAACGACGCATCGCCGAGATCGAGGCCGGCAAGCATCGCCGCCTGACCTGACGCGGGTTCCGCCCGCACTGCCCCGCGCGGGTTCCGCCCGCCGGGGCTCGGGGCCGTAGGGGCGGCATGGGGCCGCTCCCGACACAGGAGCCCCGAACGATGACCCTCTCCGATACTCAGTTGCTGGTCCTGAACGCCGCCGCCGCGCGCGAGGACAAACTGGTGACGAAGCACAAGCGGCTGCCCGGCGCGTCGCTGCAGAAGGTGTGCGCCGCGCTGGTGAAGCGCGGCCTGCTCGCGGAACTCTCGGGCGTCTCGCGCGATCCCGAGGTGCTGAAGGCGAAGACGGAGCTCGGCATGACCGAGTACGCGATCACCCCGTCCGGACTCCGCGCGATCGGCGTCGATGATGACTCTCCCTACGGTGACGATGTGCCGAAGGACGTGCGCGCGGGGGTCGATCCGTTCCTGATCGAGGGTCCGGACAACAACCCGCCGGACGACGCCCACACGGCGCCCACGGGCGCGGAGGACGCGGCGGGGGCCGCTACCCCCGCGGCGGAGGCGACGGCGCGCCCCACGGCCGCCACGGCGCCAACGCGGGGCAACCTGCGCGCCGCCGCCCAGGCGGTGCTCGATGCCTGGGACGACGAGGAGAACCAGCGCTATGGCCTCGTCGATGCCATCGATGCCCTGCGCGCGGCCCTCGCCGGCACCACGCGCGCGCACCGCGAGTCCGGCACGCCGCGGAAGCCCCGCGCGGGCACGAAGCAGGAGGCGGTGCTCGCCCTGCTGCGCCGTCCCGAGGGCGCGACGATCGCCCAGATCGTCGAGGCCACCCAATGGCAGTCGCACACCGTGCGCGGCTTCCTCGCCGGGCTGAAGCGCAAGGGCATCACCGTCGAGGTGCTCGAGCGGGTGCGCCAGGTCGGCCCGAACCGCGAGGGCGCGAAGGGGTCGTTCTCGGTGTACCGACTGGCGACGGACGGAGCGCAGTGATGAGCGACTTCATCCTGCGCATCCGCACCTCGGGGCCGGCGTTCCAGAACTGCCCGACCGCGGAGATCGGCCGCATCCTGCGCACCCTCGCCGACGAGCTCGACCAGCTCCGCTTCGCCGGCGCCTGGCCCCGCCCGCTGCACGACAGCGACGGCAACCGGGTCGGCCAGGCGGAGTTCGTGTTCACCCCGCCCGAGGCGTGATCTCCGGCTCCCACGCCGCCGCTCGCGGATCGCGGGCGGCGGTGCTGCGTTCGGCGAGAACGCAATGTTATGATCGCGCACTCAACTTGGCTCACACGCGCGCCAGCGCGAATGGTCCGTCACGGCGAGGAATGGCCCTCGCCGTGATGGAGGTCCCAATGCCACTGATCCGCCTGACCGACGCGACGTACAAGACCATCGCGAGCATCACCATCGGCACGTTCCGGTCCACGGGGCAGCGCCAGGCCGACGGCACCTGGCTGGTGCCGATCGAACAGCATGTCTTCGACAACATCCAGGCGATGCGGCTGCCCGGCGAGACCGACGAGGACGTGATCCAGCGCGCGATCCACATTTCGCTCGGCCGCCGCCCGTCCTGATCGCCTGACCGCGCCGCCGCCCGCCCGGGCGGCGGTGCTGCGTTCGCCCCTCGACACAGCATCCGCCTCTCTCACCGCGTGCCGCGGAGGTCGGGCCCGATCGCGGCCTGCCGCGATCGGAACCGGAGTCGCCGCCATGCCCGAACTCACCTCCTCGACGCGCGAGGCGGCGCGCCGCATCGGCATCACCGAGACCGCACTGCGCAAGGCGGAGGCCGCCGGCCGCATCAGCCGTGAACCCGACGGCCAGTGGGACATCGACAAGACCCGCCGCGCCCTGGTCGAGACCGCCGATCCCGCGCGTTCGCCGCTAGCCGGCAGCGGCAACGCCGACGCCACGCCGTTCGCGCGGCTGAAGGTCGCGCAGCTCGCGCTCAAGGTCGAGGCGCAGCGGCTCGCGCTGGATCTGCGCAAGCGCCGGCTGATCGACGTCGCCGAGGCGGACGCGACGATCGACCAGATCGCCGGGGCGATGCGCGATGCGCTGCTGAACTGGCCCGCGCGTGTGGCCGGCCTGATCGCCGCCGAGCTCGGCGTCGAGCCGCACCTGCTGCAGACCATCCTGCAGCAGCACGTCAATGATCTGCTGACGGAGGCCGCCGATCGCTTCGATCCCCCCGGCCTCGGCGGAGATCGGCAGCCGGACAAGTGAGCATGTGCAGCGGCGCATCGGCGCGATGCTGCGCCCGCCGCCGCAGCTGACGGTCTCGGAATGGGCCGAGCGTCACCGCATCCTGGGCAGCCGCGCCGCCTCGGAACCTGGTCCCTGGCGGACCAGCCGCACGCCGTATCTGCGCGAGATCATGGACGCGCTCTCGGCGGTGCACCCCGCGCGGCGCGTGGTGTTCATGAAGGGGGCGCAGACCGGCGGCACGGAAGGGGGAAACAACTGGCTGGGCTACATCCTGCACCACGTGCCCGCACCGGTGCTGGCGGTGCAGCCGACCGTCGAGCTGGCGAAGCGGTTCTCGCGCCAGCGCATCGATCCGCTGATCGAGGAGACGCCGGTGCTGAAGGAGCGGGTCGCCCCGGCGCGCGCCCGCGACAGCGGCAACACGCTGCTCTCCAAGGAGTTCCCCGGCGGCATCCTGGTGATGACGGGGGCGAACAGCGCCGTGGGCCTGCGCTCGATGACGGCGCGGTTCCTGTTCCTCGACGAGGTGGATGCCTATCCCGGCGACGTCGAGGGCGAGGGCGATCCGATCGCGCTGGCCGAGGCGCGGGCGCGCACCTTCGGCTGGCGCCGCAAGACCTTCCTGGTCTCGACGCCGACCATCACAGGGCTGTCGCGGATCGAGCGCGAGTACATGGCATCGGATCAGCGCCGCTTTTTCGTTCCGTGTCCGCACTGCGGGACGATGCAGTTCCTGGTGTTCGAGCGGCTGCGCTGGGACAAGGGCAACCCGCGCTCGGTGGTGTATCGTTGCGAGTCCTGCGACGGCGCGATCGAGGAACACCACAAGACGGCGATGCTTGCCGGCGGGGAGTGGCGTCCGACCGCGGTGGCGGAGGACCCGCACACGGTCGGCTTCCACATCTCGGCGCTGTGTTCGCCGGTTGGCTGGCTGTCGTGGGAGCAGATCGCGCGCGACTGGGAGGCGGCGCAGGGCAAGCCCGAGGATCTGAAGACGTTCCGGAACACGGTGTTGGGCGAGACCTGGCAGGAGAGCGGCGAAGCGCCGGACTGGCAGCGTCTGTATGAGCGCCGCGAGGACTGGCCGATCGGCATCGTGCCGGCCGGCGGGCTGTTCCTCACCGCCGGGGCGGACGTGCAGCGGGATCGGATCGAGGTCTCGGTCTGGGCCTGGGGCCGTGGGTTGGAGAGCTGGTTCGTCGATCATGTGGTGATCGACGGCGGCCCCGAGCACGCCGGCACGTGGGCGAGCCTGACTGCGCTGCTCGGCCGCACCTGGCCGCATGCGAGCGGGGCGCGGCTCGCCCTGGCGAAGCTGGCGATCGACACCGGCTACGAGGCGCCGGCGGTGTATGCCTGGGCGCGCCGCGCCGGGCACGCTCAGGTGGTGCCGGTGAAGGGTGTGGACGGGTTCAACCGCGCCGCGCCGATCGTCGGGCCGAGCTACGTTGATGTGACCGAGGGCGGGCGCAAGCTGCGCCGCGGCGCGCGGCTCTGGACCGTCGCGGTGGCGACGTTCAAGAGCGAGACCTACCGCTTCCTGCGGCTCAGCCGGCCGACCGACGAGGAGCTTGCCGAGGGCGCACTCTATCCGGCCGGCTACGTGCACCTGCCGCGCGGCATGGAGGCGGAGTGGGTGAAGCAGCTGGTGGCGGAGCAGCTGGTGAGCGTGCGCACCAAGCGCGGCTTCGCCCGGCTGGAATGGCAGAAGGTATACAACCGCAACGAGGTCCTGGACTGCCGCGTCTATGCGCGTGCCGCGGCCTGGATCGCCGGGGCGGATCGCTGGACCGAGGCGACCTGGCGCGATCTCGCGAAGCAGGTGACGCCCGGCGGCGATGACGTGCCTGTGCCAGCGACGTCGGAGGAACCGGATGCGGGCGATGCGCCGCCACCGTCTGCTGGCGTGCTCCGCCGTCGTGTGCCGCGCGGCCGACGCGTGTTCACCCCGTCCTATCTGCGCTGAGGTGCTGCCGTGACGATCGAGCAGATGAGGACGCGGCGCGATGCGCTGCTGGAAGCGCGCTGGCGCGGCGTGCGCGTCGTCGACATCGACGGCCGCCGCATCACCTACGCCACCGATGCCGAGATGGCGGCGGCGATCGCGGACCTGGAGCGCCGCATCGCCAACGTCTCCGCGGGCCGGCGACGGCGGATCGTCCGCACCGCCGCGAGCAAGGGGCTGTAGACCGAGATGCTCCGCACGCTCTCCCGCTGGCGCCGGCGCGTCGGCGCGCTGCTCGGCGGCTTCGAGGCGGGCGAGGCGAGCCGCCGGCTGCGCCACTTCCAGCCCAGCCGGGCGCATCTCAACACCCTGATCGCCGCCGCCGGCGCAGACATCACCGCGCGCGCCCGTTGGCTGGTGCGCAACAACGGCTATGCCAGCAACGCCATCGAGTCCTGGGCCGGCAACGTCGTGGGGGCCGGCATCAAGCCGTCCTCGCTGATCGCCGACAGCGCGCTCAAGGCCACGGTGCAGCGTCTGTGGCTGGACTGGACCGACGAGAGCGACGCCGAGGGCGTCACCGACTTCTACGGCCAGCAGCGCCGTGCCGCGCGCGAGGTGTTCATCGCCGGCGAGGTGTTCCTGCGCTTCCGCCCGCGCCGGCCCGAGGACGGGCTCGCCGTGCCGCTGCAGATCCAGATGCTGCCCTCGGAGATGCTGCCGCTGCACCGCAACGAGCCGGTGCCGAACGGCAACACCATCCGCCAGGGCATCGAGTTCGACCGGATCGGCCGGCGCGTCGCCTACCACTTCCTGCGCCGTCATCCCGGTGACGTGACGGACCAGGGCGTCGCCGGCGAGACCGTGCGCGTGCCGGCCGCGGAGGTGATCCACGTGATCGACCCGGTGGATGCCGGCCAGTTGCGCGGCATCTCCCGCTTCGCCCCGGGGATCGTGAAGCTGTTCCTGCTCGACCAGTACGACGACGCCGAGCTCGACCGGAAGAAGGTCGCGGCGATGCATGCGCTGTTCATCACCACGCCGGCGCCGGCCGAGCCGTTCGACGTCGCCGAGAGCGACGGCGCCGGCGGCGAGCGCAGCATGGATCTGCAGCCGGGCCAGGTGGTGATGCTGGAGCCCGGCGAGGAGATCCAGACCTCGGCGCCGGCCGACGTCGGCCAGACCTACGAGCCGTTCCAGTACCGCACGCTGCTTCAGGTCTCGGCGGCGCTGGGCATCCCCTACGCCTATCTCTCCAACGACATGTTGAAGGCGAACTACTCGAACTCGCGGCTGGCGCTGCTCGAGTTCCGCCGGCGCATCGAAGCGTATCAGCACGCGGTGATGGTGTGGCAGATCTGCCGGCGCGTCTGGCAGCGCTGGCTGGACACGGCGGTATTCTCGGGCGCGCTCGCGCTCCCGGACTACGAGCAGAACCGGCGCGGCTATCTCGGCTGCGCCTGGCTGCCGCCGCGCTGGGACTGGGTGGACCCGCTGAAGGACGCGCGGGCGGAGATCGAGCAGATCGAGGCGGGGCTGAAGAGCCGCACCCAGGCGCTCGCCGAGCGCGGCTACGACGCCGAGCAGGTCGACGCCGAGATCGCCGCGGACCGCGCGCGCGAACGGCGGCTGGGGCTGTTGTTCAACGGCATGCCGCCCGCGGGCGGTGACGCCGCCGCCGCCCCTATCGACGCCGCGGAGGATCGAACGGGTTGACGACGGCCACGCCGGTCGGCGTGAAATCCGAGACGTTCCGCGTCGCCACGGTCAGCCCGTGTTCGAGCGCGGTGGCGGCGAGCATCAGGTCGGCGCTCTCGTTCCCCACGGTGGCGCAGAGCCGACCCCACC